ACTTTCTCGTATTGTAGGTGTGCTTGTTATGAATCCGTGATATTTGTCATTACTAACAACTCCTGGAACTACTTCTGCCGTAGCTAATCTAATAACTTGATTTACATTAAAGCTACTTGCATTGTAATTGTGATTTCGTAATTCAAAAATCCACTCTTCTTTGATACTTGCACCTAAGGCACCATTGTAATCATTATTACCTGATAAAGCCATTACGCAAGATTTCTTTTAATTGAGTTTTCTATCTCTGGTAATAAGTTATCTCTTACAAATTCTTGTGTACCAATAACATTACCCATAATATTTACAGTCACTCCAGTACCACCACCTGCATCACCAAAATCTGGACTTGACAATGGAGTAATATCTACTCGTTCTCTACCACCAGGATTATCTCCAACCATAATCATTTGCTGTCCACCAGTTATAAATGAACCACCACGAGCAAATGCTGGTGCTTGTTGTCCTGCGATAATACCTATTTGTGCTGCTCCTGCTGCTTTTGTAAATCCAATTTGCCTACCAAGTCCAACCATTTGACTTCTTGCATTTGCTGCTAATGCAAACTGCCCTGTTCCCATAAAGTATTTTTCTGCTGCTTTAAGTTTTGCTAATAACAAGGTTATTTCAGCTATACCAGATTGTGTAGCCATTATTACTTTAGCTATTTCATTTAATTGATTCAATCTAAATAATATTTTTTGTCTGGATTGAAACTTTTTCAAAGCATCTTTTTCCATACTTTCTCTCTCTTCAGCACTTGCATTTCTGAAAGCATCGGTATCTCTTAATGCTTGAAGTTCTGCATTTTTTCTAGCATCAAGGTTTTGTTGTGCCATTGATAACACTCTATTTAAGTGTTCAGAAAACATCTCTTCTCTTAATTGAAGTAGTGTAGTATCTCCAACAGAAATAATTTCAGAAAACATTTTATTTAATTTTTCTGTTTCTTCTGGAGGTAAAAGCTGTTCTGGTAAAGAAAAAATTCCACCTGGTATTCTAACTTTTAAATCTCCTTTTCCTTTTTCAAGTCCTTGAGATAATTGATTTACTAAATCTAATTGCTCAAAAAAATTAGGAACATCGCCTAATATAGATTTTCTAAACTTATCTTGTGCTTCTGATAATTTATTAAATTGAGATACTTCTTCTTTTGCTGTTTTAACTCTATCTTTTGCTCTTGAAATATTTATTTCTTCTTGTTCAATTAAAGTTTTGTTAAGAAATACATTTCCTTTTTCTAATTCTTGTTTTTCTAACAACGAGTTTAACAAATCTTCTTGTGCTTTTTTTAAGTCATTTGCAGCCATAACAGCTGTTCTATCTTTTCCAATAGCTTCTTGTGCATCAAACAAATCTACAAGAGCATCTCCTGTTTTATCTGCTTCAGGTGCTGCTAATCCTAATTCTTTTCTTAATTCAGCAATTTTATCAATATCAGATTTATTAATTTCTTGAAGTGCTTCTGCCATTTGACTAAATAAACTTGTAAGTGCTTCAACACCACCTCTAAACATACTTCCAGTAGCAACATCTCCAACTGCTGCAGAAAGTCTTGAGAACGAGTCAGCTAAATTAGAGAATAAACCAGACATTGTTTTGGATAGTTTGTCAGTAGCACCTGCTACACCAACTGAAGGATCTGTAATAGTTTTTTCTAATGCTCTTCTAAATTCAGGTAATGTAATCTTAGATAAATCTTCTATACCTTGACTATCTCTTACTAATTGTAAAATACCTCTTTCTCTTAAAATATCTGCTGCACCTGCACCACCTGCAAAAGCTCTACCTAAAGCAGAAGCTGCTTCTGCTGCTGTTGTTCCCATAAATGCTGCTAAGTCTGCAACTGGTTTTATAAGTGATTCTGCGTCTGCACCAAATGCTTTCAATGCTGCACCTGCTTCTACTACATCTTCTAATTCAAATGGAGTAGTTGCTGCAATTTTATTGAATGTGTTAAATGCTTCTGTTCCTCGTTCTACAGAACCAAACATAGCATTCAATCGTACTTTTACTTTTTCAAATTGTGCAGACTTTTGTATAAATTTACCAACAGAGCCAGTCACCAAAGTAAAAGCAAAAGACATAAGCAATAGCTTACTACGAATTGTAGCAAAGGTATTTGAAAGCAATCTTCCATCGTTATTAATTTGGAAAAAACCTTTTCTGGTTTTTTTAGTTTCTTTATTTAATTTTTTATTTGCTTTTTCTAATTTTTCAGAAGCAATAGCTGCAGTTTTAAATGCTCTTGCTAACTCTTTATCTCCAGTTGCCTGGAACTTAATTTGTACTTTTAGGTTTGTATCTGCCATTAGTTACTCTTTTTATATTGTTGCGATTGAATATAATTTAACATTTTTTCTATAACATTGCACTTATCAATCCATTTTTTTGGGTGATTTCCGTACGATCCTTCAAAAGGAGCAACATTCATCTTTTTAGAGTAAGTGAATCGTTGTATATCTCTTTGATATTCTTTACTGATAAAGTTATTAGTACAAGCAAAAAAAGGTAGGTGTGATTTGATAGCTTCGTGTATTTCAAACTTTCTTTCAGAGGTTGCATTATGTTCTTCAACTTCTTCTTTTAATAGTTTGATTACATACCAAACATCGTCCATAGATGTAAAGGTGTGAACGCTGTTATTCTTTTTAAGAGGTAACTTAGCTTTATATGGAAAGGTAGAATATCTACAACCCTCACACCAATCATCTATTAATATGTTTAATTCAAGTGAGAGGGTTTCTATTCCCCCAAGCTATTGTATTCCTGAATAGCTAATTGTAATTCTACTCTATCGTTAATTGATAAAGATTTAATAAACTTATCATCTGCTCCATCTACACCATTTCTAATCCATAGTGTACTTAGTGCAAATTGATTTTTAATTACTGATTGTCCATCTACTTCTTCAAAGCGTACAGAATCCATACATTTATCAAAAGCATCTACTGACATTTCTATAAGCGTAGCTTTAACACCACTCTTAAGCGTTATCTTTTTAGACATTGACTTTCCTCGTTTTTATTATTGTATTGTGATAGAAACAATGTTTCCTGAAGTACCAGCTACTGCTTTACTACTTACGGATAAAAACATTGCATCTTCCTCTGAAAAACTTACATCGGTAATAATACAAGTTGGTAATGATATATCAACATTTCTTGTCACACTATCTGCTGCTGTTAATGTATTTGCAACAGTAGATGTTGATTGTTCTCCAAATGTTTGTATAAGATTATCTGTATCACCATCATACTTTACAACTGCGTCAAAGGTTACTGCCACTTCTGGAATACCTCTGTGCATTTGTTGATAATTACCATTTACATCATAACCACTCATAACAACATCGTTTTCAATGGTTAAACTAAATGATTTCATTACTGGATCAGAAATACCTGCAATAGTTGTTACTGCATTAGTTGAGCCAGAATCACCATAGTCTGTCATAAAGTAATTTGTATTAAAACTTGCTCTGTCGTGTGTTGGAACGATAGAAGTATCATTTAATGCTGGGATACAACCAGATTTAAATGTACCTGAAATCTTTAATCTTCCTGCTTCTTCTCCCACATCTCCACTAATAGTTAATGAAGTTAAGAAACAACCCTTAAAATACATTTGTTGAGCTGCTTCTGGTGTTACCACCACTACAGCAAATGTTTTTGTATTGTCACTTACAGAATCTCCATAAGATAAATCAATACCTGCGTAACTTCCTGCTATTTCAAAAGCACTTGAAGCATCGGTTGTAATATTTGAAAGAAGCATTGGTAAAATAGTAGCATCTGCAATACCTGAAAAACTAATTTCTTTTACTGTAAGTTTGTTTGTAAGAAACATATCTACAGCTTTAAGTGTTCTACCTACTCCGTGTCTTACATCTAAAACCTGTTGTGGGTTTAAAGATGGGAACTCGATAGAATCAATATTAATAAATTTATAATCTGCGTCTGTGGCTTCTCCACCACCAATGCCATCTGCTTCAGCAGCGATGGCTAACTGAAACTGTTTAGGGCTAAACCCTTCTGCTAAATCTGCCATTTCACTTTACCTCTTTTTTAACTTTTTGATCTTTGATTTCTACTAAAAATTCTTTGGCTTCTTTAGGCATAGAATCAAGCTCTACCACTTTACCATTCTTTAATCTTGCCCAATCTGCCCAGTCTAACCCTAAGTAACTTTTACCTCTAGGTAAGACGCCTTCTTTCTTTTTGTACTTTTTAGTCATAATTAACTCCTTACAATATAAAAAGAACCATTAGATAATACAAAGAATTTATCATCGGAAGTTACAAACCTTGCAAATGACTGATAAACTTCTTCATACAATACTGGTACACTTATTCTTGATA